ATACTCGTGTGGTATTGTTAGTTTCTAATTGCAGGTTTTGGTTATCGTTTGTTCCGAGAGTCATTACTCCACCTACTGTATTACCCCCATTGAGGATAATCGGATTAGAACCATAAAACAACCTATTAGATGAGTTTGTCCATAAAAATGTAGAACCAGGAGATGTAGTTTGCTCTGATAGTGAAAAATTAATTCCTCTATGGTCTAACCTCACCGAAGCCTTTAGAACATCTTCATAACCCCCACCCAGCGCGTTTTCAATCCTATAAAAATTACTTGTGAAAGAACCTGTTGTTATTGTTCCAAGTTCTGGGTCAAAAATCGTTTTTCCATCTACACCAACAGCATTAAAATCAATAGATGAACCAGTAACACCACTATGAAATATGGTTTTCCCCCAAACATTAAACCCATCAATAGTCGATGTATTTTGTGTTGGTGATGTGTTTATTTCCACCCCAACAGTACTTGCACCAGATCCACCATAAACTCTAAATAAGTTTTTGCGTAAATTTGTGGTTATACCCGAACCCCCACCTACTACAAATAAATTGTTGAAATCCCCCAACCCTAAATTATAGTGACCAACAACAGTTTGCCCAGACGCAGATGCAATTGTTCCAATACCCATAGCCACAGTAGCAGTTCCTCTTGCCCACGAACCTGAACCTGCTGCAAAAGATGCCATTCCATCCGCATCCGTTTCCACACCCACACTAAATGCCGCCTGACCACTTGCGGTTGTGTTTAACCCCGCTGCATGAGCAGCAAAACCGGAAGCGAGAGAACCAATACCTTCGGAAAATGATGCAGTTCCAATTGCTTTACTACCCGAACCATATGCTGAAGCATAGGGTGCTGAACCCGATGAGTTGATACCAGTCGTTATTGAATCGGTAAAAATTCGTGTATCACTACCATCATTACTTGATAATAATAATCCAGTACTACCCGCTATTGGCGATAAAGTAGCAACTACTGAACCATTTGTTACCGTAAGATTGTTTGCAGTTATACTTCCGTTTACCTGAAGAGTGCTTGTAGGTGTTGTTGTTCCTATACCTACCCTACCACTACTACTAATAGTCATTCTTACCGAACCATTAGTTTCTAATTGTAGGTCTTGATTATCATTTGTACCTAAAAGTGCAGTTGTACCAAATGAGTTGCCACCTTGTACAAATACGTTAGTGCCTGTTGGGGTTATGAATGAAGATGTTAATGCGTTTTGGGCCCAAGAGGATGTTCCAAAAAGAGAGCCTGTGAATGATTGCGCTGTTACACTACTACTAACCTCCAACGAACCCGTAATATAAACTGAACCGCTTAATGATGCCTGCTCTCCCTTCTCACCCCTATCACCCTTAGGTCCTTTAGAAACAATGGTAACAACCGAAGTTTCGTTTTGAATTACATTAACATTGGTATCCTGCTTTTTATCAGTTACAATAACCTTATTTTCAGTATTTGTTACTTCTACCGAATTTTGATTTGATGTTATATTTACCCTAATTCTATCATTACTCACCTGGTTACCTCTTTTGAAAGTTTAACTATACCTTCCAATAATCTCGTAACTATCCCCGTCGAAGATTGTAGTTCTATATCATACACCCCTTCACTAAAAGTTAAAGCAGATGAACTTGCAGCGGAAATAAACAAACCAATACTACCCGAAGAACTGGGCAAGGTAACTGAACCTGATTGCGGGGTTAGATTTAACCCTGTACCATCTGATGCGGTAACATTTGTTATTGATAAGTAAGTGGTAGATGAATCTACCGATGGTCTTATTTGCATCCTTGCCTGATACCCATTTAAGTCAATAGGACTTCCGTTAGAATCTTTATATTCCAACAATAAATCAGTAGTTGCCCCCTGCTCAATAGTAAATAAGTATCTTCCTGCTGCCATTTTTTAAACTCCTATTATGTGTGTTATTAATATAAATATCTAATATTCATATAATAACTTAAAGATTTCCTCCAAAGCGGGGTGTCTATGATTATCTTTTAATGTTACAGTATAAACATACCCACTTGGTTTTAATTTTGCTACCTCGTGAATAGCTGAATCGTTTACCGATTTTAAATCTATTTGTTGTGGGTCTCCACATAGTATCATCTTTGAATTCTTACCCAACCTCCCCAATACCATCGCAAGTTGGGATTTCGTAAGATTTTGAAACTCATCCACTATACATATACAATCATCAAATGTCCTACCCCTAAAGTGTGTAAGTGATACCAACTCTATTTTTTCATCCTGCTCCATCTTATCCAATATCGCGGATTTATCATATACCTTACGCATATTAGAACGAATGGGAACTAACCAGGGTTCTAACTTTTCTTCCAAAGAACCGGGTAAAAATCCATTATCCTCATTTGATACAGTTGGTCGTGTTACAATTATTTTGTTGTATTCCCGCTTAAAAAACGAGTCTAACGCAATTTGGCAAGCAAGGAGTGTTTTACCACTACCGGCCTTACCTAACACAAAATTGAATGGATGATTTAATATGTGTTGTTTTGCTACCTTTTGCTCTTCTGATAGGGTGATTGAAAACTTAATATCACCTTTGGGTACTCTTTTCTCTATATTCTCTGACATTGATGTAACCCCCATTTATTTTACAATAAATATCTAAATAAAAAACAAAAGGGGAAGGTTTTCACCCTCCCCTTTTCAAATAAGGTAACTTTCAGTAAAATTATTGACCTGAAATGGTCTCTAATCCATGCACATATACTTTACCATAGAACTCACCCCTTACCATTTCTTTGGCGTAACGGGTCATAACACCCTTACGAGGAGTAAAGTTCTTGTAATCGTACACAAGCGGAGTCATAATCAATGGAATATATGGAGCGTAAACAGCACCAGTTTCCAAGAATTGTGTTCCTTTGTAACCCAATAATACAACATTCTCTTGCATATATGGGTTCTTATACACTTTATAACGATTTGCGAATGAACCTACACGTGTAACTCCCATCGCAAATTCTCTCTCATCACCAGTTCCATCAGCTACATAGCCAGGAATTGATTCCAATACAGTTGCAACATCAGGAGATACTACTACGAAGTTTGCACCACCACGCATTGTTTTAGCATGAATTTGGTTAGAAACTCTCTGCAATACAGTTCCAAGCGTTGCGAACCAGGTTCCCTGAATGTAAGCTTGTGATGCAGCGTTTGAACTATCTGCTACAAACGAAGATCCATTCCAAACATATCCAATTTTTGCAGACCAGTAACCTGTAGTCAATGCGTTTTGAATTAACATATCCAAGATTTCAAAATCAATCTCTTGTGATACATATTCAGATAACATTGAAGTTAATTCTGCTTCTGCATCAATAGAGTGATATGCGTTTAAATCCTGCGAAAATTCAGGTGTCCATTGTGCTTTCAACTTACGAGTTTTAGCAACAATCGGAACTGAACGCATTTCAATATTCAATTCAGGAATGTTGATATCGGTTTCAGCAGTTAGTTGCATTCCAGCAGAAGTTGCCTCAAAATCACCACGAGTTACATCAGTTGGTTGTTTTTGGTATTTTACAGTAAGGTTTTGTTGAGCACCTGTTGCTAATAATGAACCACTTACAATAAACGAAATGGTTGTATCGTTTACAATTTTTGTAAATTGTGGGAAGAACGCAGATACACCAGTGCCTTCAATTGTAAATGCACGAACACCTTCCAAATCAGGTCTTGTCAAACCTTCAGCTGCGATTGTTACTTTGTTAAACGCAGATGAACCACTATAACTAGCAATAAATGCTGAATCCCAGTTAAACTCATCATCATCAGATGTCCTCGCAGGAATTACGGCTGTAATAGAACCCGTTGTGGTTGCTGGTGCGAATGAGCCAGAAACTCTAATAGTTGCCGAATCATCATTAATGGTGTAACCGAAACGGCCAGCACCATATAAACCACCCGAAGCCTGGTTAGCAGTTTCAGTAACACCAAATACTGAATCGGCTTGTGAATTTTTACCTGAACCGGTTGTGAAACCTGGCTGACCTGTTCCATACTTAAAATCTAAGTAGAAAATAAGACCTGAAGGAAGATTCATCGGTTGAACTGAAACAAACTCTTTCGCAGCGATTTCAGAGAAAATACGACGAACAAGCGGTAAAGCCACACCATTCCACTCTTCAGAGTTGTTAAACATTGAAGTCGCAGATGCTTCGGTTACTAACTGCTTTGCCTGATTTTCTAACAATTGAGCCATTTGATGAACTTCAACCTCGTTCTTCAATCCTTCTAAAAGGCCTGTCTTTCTCCATTTAGCAGCCAAGCCCTGAGATTCTTTGCGCAAGATTTTTTCAAATCCCGTGCTCTCATTTAAAATACTTTTTATATTCATTTTTTTTATCCTTTTATTTTATAGGTTATACAAATTACTTCTTAATGTTAGCGAGTTTTTGAAATCTTGATGCCAATGAAGAACCTTCAGTAATGATACCAGCCGAAGCGGGTTTTGTTCCTTTAATTGGGTTAGATGCAAATGACTCTCTAACTACTCTTTTTTGTGCTTTTCTTGCAACATTAAGATTTTCACCCAATGTAGCGAAAACTAATTTTACTTCTCTCAAAGATGATGCTCTATCGAAGTTTTCAACAACTTTAACTTTTTGGTTTTCATTCAAATCAAAGTTTCTGAAAAGTTTGTTGGTGTATAAAAGTTTTGCATTCAAAAGGTTTACTTCATTAATTGTACCCTTTAATGATTTAATCACTTTATATGCTTCTTCTAAATCACTCTGCAATTCCAAGTTTTGACTTTGTAATTCTTCGGCTTCTTCTTCGGTCATTCCACCCATTTCAGTATCATCCTCTAAATCAATGTCTAACTCTTCATCTTCTTCCATAGTAGGTTCATCAGCGTTCATTTCCCTAAGAGTGCGAATAACTTCATTTAAATCAAGTTCTTCATCCTCTTCAGCGATAAAATCACCAGCTTCAGAATATTCAGTATCCGATGTGTAATCAGCTACCTTATTATCACCAGTACCAATTTCAGATGATTCCAATTCAGATAACCTTCTACCAATTCTTTCACGCATTTTTCTCAATTCGGTGATTTCAGCTGCAGCTTCATCATCCTCTTCGGTTGTGAACTCGTTATCACCCATCTCACCTTCTAACTCTCTGATAATTTCATCTAAATCTAAATCAGAAACATCACCACCCATATCATCATCCTCTTCACTTTCGAACTCATCACCCATATCATCATCCTCTTCACTTTCGAACTCACCACCCATATCATCATCCTCTTCGGTTGTGAACTCTTCATCGTCCGTCATTTCATCCTCTTCGGTTGTGAACTCTTCATCACCCGTCATTTCATCCTCTTCAACCGGTAGAGTTTCATCATCCTCTAATTCTTCGGCCAATTTGTGAGACAACATAGATTGTAGTCTCGGAGTGAAAGCTTCTTCAAGAGCGATTTTTGCATTTGCCAAAG